GTCGCTACCTGTGAAGTGAAATCCGCTCAACAATTCCTGTGCCTAGGAAAATATCGGGGTCCGAATTACCCGTACCTGCCTATTGGTCAGGAGGACCCGCGTTGCTTCCACGCAACATCCCCCCCCCTACCGCTTCGTCCTATCCGCGACCCTAAACCCTTCCTCAAACTTGGCGCGTAGGTTCTGGACGATGCTGCGGTCAATGGTTTCGTAGAACCGGAATCGCTTGCTGTACTTCGGTGCGGTGTCCGTGAAGATAAACACCGGACGGATACTGCCGCCGAATCCGAACTCTACTCTCTCCCAGATGCCGGGCGTGAGGTGCGCGGTCTTCGCCCTGCCCGGGTAGGCGACGAAGTAACGTTCGTTTCGCTTGCGCCTTCGGGCTAGATACCGTCGCTTACTCTCTGCGCTTTCGTTAGCGGTGCTGTCGCGCTGGGCCTGTAGCTGCGAGAGGATGCGGTTAATGATGCCTCTCGGCACGTTGCCGTATCTATCCAGCGGGGCGTTCTTCGTAGGCACAGCGTACATATTGGATGGCATCACGCCATTCCGAATAAGCTGTTCTTCAAAGCCCTTACGTTGTCGCTGCGTCCCTTCGATGTGGTGGATGAGGTAACGCACGGCTGGGATGCCCTTGACGCTTTCATCCTTTAGTTTGACCTGTGCGACCGGCCGATTCTTTTGCGCTGGCCTAATAAACACGGCCCGTTGCGTGTACGGGGTAGGCGCATCGAAGACCTTGATGATTTCCCGTTCGACGTCTTCCTTTGCCGCCTGTGCCGTCTTGGTTAAAGCGTAGGCGGTAGCGAACGGAATCTGGTCTTTACGAAGGAAAGCAAGATAGCCCAGTGCTTCCTTTAACTCTGCGCGGACGTCGTACTGCATAGTTTGCCCTGCACGGTCGATGGTCTAGTTAGGCCGTGAGTGTGTACCGGAGGGCAGTAACCCCTATTATGCGCGCTTGTATCATGTTTTCGGGGCAGCGTCAAGCATTTCGTTAATTCTGCCCTCGGCAGTACCTACTCGGCGCATAAAAGTTCGGCGGGATATGCCTATCGTAGTAGCCTTCCACCATAACGGCCCCGTGCGAACATAGTAGGCGATAAGGCACGCTTTGAGGATGGGGGAGAGTTTAGCGACGGCGGTATCCACTTCGGAAATATCATCAGGTAATGCGACTGCATTACCCGTCACTCGGCTCCCCTCATTGGCGCGCATAAAGGCCGCGACCGTGGGGTAGCCCGTGATGGGACGTCCACGACACCATCGGCCCCAAGCGGTTAGGCGTAGGCGGGTGTATTCAATCATCGCATGGCCTCCGGTTTAATTTGTTCGGTGTAGCGTTCTATAAGGGCATTCACCGTTTCTTGCGGGTCACGCGCTTCTAGCCACTCGCCTCTAGGCTCAAAGATGGCGCGGAAGATGTGCTGGTCGCCCTGTAGTTTCCCCCGTTTGCTTTTGATTTCGACCCAGCACACAAAAAAGACCTGACCCCAATCTGTAACTTGGGGTAAGGGCTTGATGACTAACTTGTCGGGTATACCCTTCCCCACGCTTGTCAGGTCGATAACGTTAAACCCCGCGGCCTTTATCGCTTGGGTTATCTCGGCATCGTTCAGGTCACGGCGTAGGCGATAGCGCATTAGTCGATACCAAAGAGCAGTTTGGCGCGTCCTTCGCGGGTGAGGGACATTTGCTGGATGTCTTCGTAGGGTAGCTCCAGGTTATCGCATATCCAGCGCAGCGACCCGACATTGGTTCGGCGAGAGAATAGCCATGCCTTTGCCGGAAGGTGATGACTCACGGAGTTACAGTCCCGAACGGCGCAAAGAATAACGTGCGCCCATAATGCGCGATATCCGTCATCGATGTCTTTCCGTTTCGACAAGGTCGTCATAAGCGGCGATTTTATCAAGGGCGACGCCGAGTTCCAGCGACATAAGCTGTTGCTTGAGCTTGATGAGCTGTTTTTGGAGTTCGGCGTTTTCGTTGACAAGAAGCCTGATGCGGTTCGCAAGATGCTGAGATAGTTCGCTAGCATCTGGTATCGCCTCAACGTGACCGACGAGTTCCATATCCGTCTTATTGGCATACATCATGCGGCCTTTCGGAGTTTGTCGATAGCGGGGCCACCCCAAAAGTAGGACGCCATCCCGACCAGATGCGCGTCGTGGGCGACTTCCTTGATATCGGCCTGTCGCATCAGGTCACCGGCGATATGTTTGAGCCACTCTAGCTTTTCCGATAGCTGTGGGTCATCCGGTGTGGTCAGATATCGGGCTAGCAAGGCATCGCATAATCGGAGCTTGCCCAGCGGCGTTAATAAAGTTTCGCGCCACATCCTTGAATTAGAGTCTAGCGCGTACTGAAGCCGCGCTTCTTCGACGGCCTTTTGTTTATCGGTTTTGACAGGCGGTTCGGACGGGTCGCGTTTCTTCTTAAGGTCAAACAGGCCTTGCCATTGGTTGCTAATTGAATTGTCAACAACCTCGGCTTGGTCTTTGCCATATCGCGACAGTTTCAATGCCGCCGCCGCCATCGATGCTTCCTTGAGAGGCTTTTTGATAGCTTTTCGGTAAGCGACCCAGCGTTCCCATGCGGCAATGTCTAGACCTTCGATGTTTTCAATGCTCATGACCGCCCTCCAATCGCTTTTCAATCATTGCCATCGCTTGACTGACTTGTTCGTTTGTCAGGTTGAACCCGATTTCGCTGGCAAGGTCTAGCGCCTTTTGGGTTCGTTCGGGACTGTCTGCGGTGATGGAAAGCCAAAGTGCGGCTTCAAATGCTTCTATCTGTGTCATCGTTCCTCCGTTGAGTATTTTTACTCAGTAAGTTGAGTAATCTTCTATGTATATACACTGTGTATACAAACCCCTATGCTCGGAACCCAGAGATAGACCCCCCTAACCCCCACAACATTTCTGCGTGAGAGGCCGAGGGGTAACTATGCCCGTATACCCGTCGGTTTAACCCGCCTTGGCAATTTAAGCAGCCCAAGGTCGTGACCTAAGCCAACCGGATTTGCACCGGCCCCACTGCCATCAGATTTGCGTACCTTGATGAGGGTACGGAAGAACATGACTTGACGCCCCGGCTTGAATAGCCGAGAATCGCCTTGTCTGTTCCTCCACGGACAACTCTACCCGCACTTCAGCTGCCGGTAAAGTCCTAAAGCCCCAAACCTGACGGAATGGGGCTTTTTTTAACCTAAGGCGATTAGAGCGACTCAAAGCCACCCCTATACCTTCCCCTTGTCTTCGCCTGTAATCGGCTGTAATGGCTTCTCCGGCAGTTTTACGGCCCCTGCCTGTAACTGCCATACCCTAGATTCGGGAAGTTTGCCTGATTGCACCCAGTAAGTGACCGCCATACGGCTGACACCGAAGGCTTTGGCAAGGGCTGATTGGTTTCCGGCTTGTTTGATGAGTTGGTGTATGTCCATGCGGAGGAGTTTACAAAAGTTAACAGTAAACATAAAGGGGGGTTTACATCCCTGATTGGAGAGTGTAAAGTTCTTCCACGGTATAGATAACCTCATCCACAGACAGGAGATACAACGATGAAAAGCTACGAAGTTCATTTTAAGCCAGAAGGTCGAATTGCAGATTGGTATCAGTTCACGGTAATGGCCTCATCAATCACGCGGGCGGTCAATGCTGGAAAGCGTCAGCTTGAGGTAATCGTCGGACCGCGCGACGCGAAGTCTTATGCCGCTTTTTTGGTTCGCGAAATAACCAGTGAGGCGGCGTAAGCCGCCCCTCTTACGGAGGACAATAAAGATGTCAGAGAAGCACGCATTTGACCTAACCGCCGAGGGCCGCTCCAGGCTTATCGATTGGCTACACCAACATCACCGAAATCCTGACCGTATTGTCAGCATTGAAGAATTCGTTGATGAAATCCTACAGAACGCAAACGAAGGGGATGACCCATTGTGTGAGGTTCGGGCGATGCATAGCGTCGATGGTAGCGCACGAACCTTTCGGGCGTGGATAGAAGAAATTAAGTGGCGACCCATGGAGGACGAAGAATGAGGAACTGCTGCACACAGATATGGCTTTATGGAACTTTGGTGGAAGTCGAAGTTGACTATGAAGTCATCGATGACGTTATCGAAGTTGTTAAAGCCAATATCGTAGGCGTGTATCACAAGGGCGATAACCCACGGCTACGGGACTACACCAGTATCCAATCTGATATCCCGCTATGGGGTAGCGAAATGCCGGAGAGAATGTATGACGAACTGGTCACGAAGGCCGAAGAATTTGAAGAAACCATGTTTTACGAATACGGAGCGGACACGCATGAATAGTCGACTCGCCGCCATAGGGTTGATTGCGATTTACCTGTTAGCTGGATTGGTAGAACGCTGCGACGGGCATAGCTGCAAAGGTGATGAATGGACGACTGGAACCAACACGAACTTGAATTAAGGGAACAACATGACCGACTTACTCAAAATCAACGTCAACGAACACTGCGAAAAGAAGGGCAACCTGACTTATCTATCGTGGGCATGGGCATGGGCCGAGGTCTTGAAGATAGACCCAGCGGCAAGATGGACGGCGCACGAATGGAACAATATGCCCGTCATGTATCTGAAGAATGGGAGTGCGATGGTCAAGGTAAGCGTCGAAATTAAAGGCGACGTCAAGACCTGTGTGCTGCCCGTGATGAATCATAGAAATCAGGCAGTCGTAGACCCTGACAGCTTTCAAGTCAACACGGCAATCATGCGGTGCTTGGCGAAAGCGATAGCGATGCACGGCCTCGGCTTATATATCTATAGCGGCGAGGATTTACCCGAAGGCGACCCCGGCGACCCGAAGGTCATCGACAAGATTAAGGCGTTGCCCGATGTCACTTCGCTCAATCGGTTCTATAAAGATTTAAGCGTCGATGAGCGTGCGCGATACATGGGACACTTTGCTACCCGCAAAAAAGAATTACAGGGGGCCAGCGATGGAACAACGGTCGCCTGATTGGTTTGCAGCTCGCCTTGGCAAGGTAACGGCATCCAGAGTCGCGGATGTCGTGGCTAAGACAAAGAGCGGGACTAGCGCATCGCGGGCTAACTACTTAGCCCAGTTAATTTGCGAACGCCTCACGGAGACTGTAGCCGAGGGGTATACGTCTGCGGAAATGCAATGGGGGACTGACCAAGAACCCTATGCTCGCGCAGCGTACTCGGCGAAGGTTGGTGAACTGGTTGAAGAAGTCGGGTTCATTGACCATCCGACGATAGCCGGAGCGGGGGCAAGTCCAGATGGGCTAGTCGCGGAGGGGTTAGTCGAAATCAAATGCCCGAATACGGCGACGGCGCTTGATTGGATTTTGTCGGGCAAGCCTCCGGCGAAATATGTGACGCAGATGCAGTGGCAAATGGCGTGTACGGGAAGGCCTTGGTGCGACTTCGTATCGTACGACCCACGGCTTCCAGAGAATTTGCGGCTCTTAGTTATACGGGTTGACCGTGACGATGACCGCATTAAGGAGCTTGAGCAGGAGGTCAAAGAGTTCCTGCAAGAGCTAGACGACAAAGTAAGCAAACTCAAAAAGGTGAAATTGTGACTGAGTACGACAACACAAATCGTGGCGTATTGTTTAAGAACAACACGGGCGACAACCCGAAGCGACCGCAGTATCGGGGTTCGCTAAACGTCAATGGAGCGGAATACAACATTAGTGCGTGGATTAAAGAGTCGCGCAAAGATGGGTCAAAGTTTATGTCGCTATCGGTAGAGCCGAAGCGCGATAAACCAGCGGCCCCGAAGCCTCAAAAGATTACTGAGGATAACTGGGCGACAGAAGAACTTAACGACGATATGCCGTTTTAACCCGTGCCGAAGGCGTCTCGGCGAATGAATGGAGTGCGGCCCCAAGGCGTCAGCCGTGAGGATTTAAGATGACAGCGTGGAACGAATGTAGAGACTTAGAACGATTAAGCCGCGAACAATTGCGCCAATCGTTATTCCCGACGATTGCTTATGAGGGTCGATATGCCCATATCAGCAAGGGGGATATGGCGAAAGCCTTTCAAGCGACCCAAGGCGACTATGTGTTTAATCTAGACGATGACACAGCTGTCAGGGTTGAACACAAATGCGAATACACGAACGCTTACGGAAACTTCTTTATCGAAACCTTCAGCAATAAGAGCCGAGGGAATCCAGGCTGGTTCTGGAAGCTAGAATCAGATTATTTGATGTATCACTTTATGCGCGAAGGCGAGGTCTACATCATGGGTCTAGCCGCTCTTCGGAATTGGTTATATGAACCGTCCCCGAATGGTCAGCCGAACATCCACAAATACCCACACAAGGGTCAATCACGGTATGACCAAAAAAATGACACTTGGGGGTACTGCGTCAGCGTCGAAGACATCACCAATGCCATCCAAGTTCATTTCTATAACGTGCCGTCTATCAAGATAGATAGACGCGAAAAGTGGCGAGCCGCATGAAACGGATATTCCCAAAAGGAACAGCGCGGGAAGCTATCGCAAAAGTTGTGATGGCGACCGTGACGGAGGACTGCTCCTGGACGGTAACCGTAGAGCCGTTCAAACGGCCTAGAAGTCATCAGCAAAACGCCTATTTATGGGGAGTCGTATACCCAACCATCTTAGAAGCAGGAGGCGAGGCGTTACGGGGCTGGACAGCGGATGACCTACACGAATACTTCTTGGGCGAAATTCACGGCTGGGAGGTCATCGAAGGATTCGGGCGTAAGCGGATGAAACCGATAAAACGGTCTAGTCGAATGACCCGTATTGAATTTATGGATTACCTAGAACAGATTAGCCAGCGATGCGCGAACATGGGCATCGTGATACCGGAGCCGAACTATGGATAGTCAAGCTATGAGAGAAAGAGCAAATGATGCGATTTCTTTAACCTATATTCCTGCTCATTGCAGGGAAATTGATTGGCATTTGTCCGCAAACAAATTTTTAAAAGAATATTTGCAATTAACATATACAGTTATGTATAGCAATGACGTAATTAAACGATTAGAAAAAGTTAGATTAAAATTGCTAGAAGAGAAAAAAGAATTGAGAAAAGAGATTAGAAAATTGAAAAGAAAATTGCGTAATGAGACTGCGTAAGGCCGCTAAAGGGCAGGAGTGTATGGTCAGGCTTCCGGGCGTCTGTAATCACAACCCAGAAACGACGGTGCTGGCTCACGTTCGATTGGCGGGGGTCAGTGGAATGGGAATAAAGGCCGATGACCTACTCGGCGCATGGGCTTGCTCTAGCTGCCATGACGCGATAGACCGGCGAGGGCATCTAGACCTTGAGCGTGACTATGTACGACTAGCGCATCTTGAGGGGATGGTCAGAACGATAGCGATATTACGGAAGGAGGGCTTAATATGAACTGGTTTAGACGAATGCTGAAACGCTGGCGCGAATGCGCGAATTATGAATGGCGACAAGTGCCTGACCCGAATTGGCGGTCTAGCAGAGGCGGGAGGGATTATTGGTGAATCGCGGCGACGCAAAATTAGAACGCATCTTTATTGACCCTGACGCATGGTCAATGCCGGTCGGAACAACAATGGTTATCAAGCAACCTGAGTACGACTGCCCCGTTCACGGGACGATAACCAGCACCATTACATTTAACCGCGTCACTGACGTCAGCGTTAGGCATTTCTGCATGGAGTGCTGCTTTGACAAGCTGGTTGAGATTGGTGTGTCTGAAGTCACGGAGAAGAAGCCATGACCCGCGGGCAATGGATAGATGCAGCCTTGTGTGTAGCGTCTTTTGTGCTTGGTTTTGTGTTGATGAGGGCCGTGCTATGACTATCGACAACGAATCAGAGCCGGGGAGTTGGGAACGCGAAATGCGCCGTGCGCCGTGGGCGTATGGTCAACGGCGTGAACCCGATGTCGCCGAAGTGCTGGCAAAGATGACCGCGCATGGCCTCATCGCAGAGGCCGCCGTCATTGCTAGGCTTCTTGCAGAAACCAAGGCCGCGTGCGAAGAAAAAACTTAGACCCGCACTGTACGACGGTATCCGTGGGACGGGACACTTCGGGATGCGAACAGAACGGAGTCGTTTTGCGAAAGGCGAAGAACCGGCAGTTCTGACAGAGTTCCGGTTCGCCCATCGCCAGTTCGTCTAGGATGTCTCTGTCATCGATTCTCACGGGGGTCAACTCCGGCGAGAAAACTGGCATACCACAATAGCTTTTGCGCGTCCTGCGCGGCCTCATCCTTACGGCCCATGCGCCAGTTATATTTCGCGACCTGACCGCGAAGGTAGCCGCGCCATTCCTCATCGGTTAACTGTGCGCGGATAGCGTCAATGCACTCAATGTCATCGCGGTAATGGTCAGGGTTTATAGCGTCCACGTAACACCTTCAGGTAATCAACAGCGACTTCGGGTTCCCAGAATATTTTAATCAGGTCAGGCGAATCGGGCGGCAGTTCAGGGTCGATGATAGCGACCGCGCACGGACTCAGCGTGTTATCGCGGAACCCCCGCTCTTTGGCAAAGCGGTCATAAACCTTGTAAGAACTGACCTTCAGCGCGTGCATCGCGATGCCGCTCTGCGGGTCTTTTAACACGCTGTAGGCCGATTCATGCTTGTGACCAGCGACATATAGATGGTCGCGGGTTCCCATGATTGCGGCTTTCATTGGCCCGTGCGCTGGGTTCCAGATAGATGACCCGCTGTGGTCGTGGCGGCTATTCACGCGCACTTCACACCCGTTCGGGAAACGTAGCGCGATACGGGCTTCCGATGACTTGTATAAGGCGTCAGATTGTTTGGCAATCCAGCGCATCGGGTCGCCCGCGCCACTCCATAGGTCGTGATTACCGCCAATCATCCAGAGCCAATCGCATCGCCCGACGAACCATTCGGCTAGCCGCCATGCTTGCGATGCAGACGTACTCTGTTCGCCGTAGAGCCGCGCTAGACGGCCCACCCAGTTGTTCGTCGTGTCCCCTACGTTAACGGCAAACAATCCCTCAGTGTCCCTGACAAGCTGCGTATGACGTTCTAGGGCTTCGATGTCAGTGCCATCGTCGTCAACGTGCGGGTCGCCGAAAAACAAAAGGCCAATCGGCCCTGCCAGCTTGATTCGGATGGGGATAAGTTTGCTGGCTTCTTCGTGATTGCGCTTGTTAGCGAACTGGCGTTTCCGGTGCGCGATGAGTTCCTCAATTGGTACATCGTCAAGCGGAAGCGGAGTGAAGCTGTATTCCGGCTTATCGATGTCCCGTTTGCTCTTGATGCTGGCTAAACGCGACAAGAAGGTTCGGACGTTGTAGCCCATCGATGCGGCTGCTTCCGTGCGATTCCCATTGCAGCGTTCCAATGCCGCTAGGATTTCATCGTCAGTCGCTTTTTTTACTGTCATGGCTCACTTCATTGTGGTCAACATTTGATGGAGCATCGTTGAAACTCTGTCAACGAATTCTTCATTCTGGCTGAGTTCATAGTAAGAAGCGGTGTCTAAGATAGCGTGTACGGCTTCATGCAAAAAGACCTGTTGACGGTGCGTTCCGGTCAGGTCGCCGCGAATTTCAATGCGTAGCTCTGCGGGTATCCACATCGCCAAAACTTGTTCGCCGTACTCCCATCGCTTGACCGATACATTGACAACCTTGATGGTGTGACCGCCAAGTTTGAACGACTTGGGGATGCCGTCTTCACGCATTGCTGCACCTCAATATGACCAAACGTTGGGCCGTGGGGCTTCCTCAAGTGTATCCAAATGGATAAAGCGTCCAGACGTCTTTTGATTGACGCCGATGCCGGTAAACCCTGCGACGAATGCCAGTTTCAGCAGCTTATAGGCATCTTGCCCATTGACCGCGATATCGCAAGCGCAGCCAGAGGAGTGCGCGCCGGGCTTAATCTTTTTGGCTTCGATAGGGTGCTGCGGGCAGCGGTAGCCCGACGTTATCGTCATGGGCTTCCCATAGGCTGTCCGAAGGGCTTGCAGCTTCGACATAAATTCGGGCTTCATTGCATTGACGCCGCAATGTGAGCAATTGAACTCTTCGGCCTTGAAATTCGGGTATTTGGAAAAATCCACTTTAGTCGCCCTTCTTGATGTTCATAATCTTTTCTAAGGTTCTGCCGCCAAAGTATGCAGACATCACCAACATCCCCCATTGGCCTAATAGCGTGACATAAGCCTCCGCGACTTTTACACCAAACCCATCCAGCAACGCAAGACCAAGATAAGCGGACAGGATATAGGCAAGGGTCAGGGGCCGTATGTTCTGCGCCAACCATGAGCCGGTAGCCGCATCGGCTTTCCAGCGGTCGGATACGTTGGTTTGTTCTGTTTTGTATAGCTCAGACTCATTCGCCATGCGCGCTAGTTCGCCATCTTGCGCCATCTTAGCTAAGTCCATCTGCGCTTTGGCTTTGGCTTCGGGGTCGGGAATGAGCTTGTCGATAACCTTAATCGCAAAGGGTAAAAGTTGCTGCCACATCACTTATCGCCGTCCTTTTTGTTCCAAAGCGAAAACAGGGTCTTCACCTTTTCCTCAACAACCGCCAGCCTGACATCCATTTTTGCAAGGATGATGATGAGCGTGATTAGCCCTAAGAATATAGGCCATGCCTTGATAATAAGTTCTACTGTGGTCATGGCTTATCCGCTTTGTCGTCTAGCTTGTCCCAGATGCGGCCCAGAATGCTTTTGATTTCATCGATATCGTTCCGATAGTCGGCGCGGGTGACATAGGTTAGCGGCATCTGCCGAACGTCTTTATCCAAGCGTTCTATAGAGCGGCTGATGTTATTCAGAATCCAGCCGCCAAACATTCCGGCGATGCCGACCACGATGTTAAATAAAACCTGTGCGTCTTCCATAGGTCACCTATTTTTTAAAGACTTCAGCCACAACCAATGCCTTGCTGATATCTGCAAGCGGAGTCACGACAAACCCCGACTGCTGTACCCGCGCCTGTAATTTGTAGTCCCGATTCCCGCTTGATGGAACGTCATAGAACTTGATAGAACCTGACCGCTCAATGTTGGCGAACCAGAACCCGCCGGACTCAAACCATGAAAGGTCTGCCATCTTCAAGCTGTGGATTTCTGTGCCGTCACGCAGCAATCGGAACTCAACGTAGTAAGAGGAAATGGAGCCGGGGTCGTTGATGAAACTTGCCGCGACCTCAATCTGCGCGATGCCTTCCACCACAACCACGCCCGTGCCGGGGTAGTTCACCGTTGCGGTACTGGTCACATCCGTCCAGTTTGTGCCGACGCTGGTTGTTGAACTGGCATAGTCATAATCAACTTCGGTGATGGCGTTATTCGCCACACTTCCGGTCGTGATAATGCCGCCGTTGACCGTGAAATCGGAGCCGTCCCACTTGATGTTTTTTCCGCTGGCGTTGCCGATGCTGAACTTCGGCGTTCCGCTATCGTTGCCAAGGTAGAAGCCGGTTCCGGTGTCGAAGGCTGTTTGGCCTGACCGAATAAACCCGCCAGAGGGCAGCACAATTGTTCCTGCGGTGATGTTGCCCATGTTGGCGTTAATCGCCGCAAGGTCGGTCACCGAAATCTTTGCGGCTGTGACCGCTCCAGCTAATATTTTGTCTGCGGTCACTGCGTTCGTGGCTAATTCGCTAGCCTGAATCGCACCGGCTGCAATGTTTCCTGCGGTAATGGTGTTGGACGCAATTTCGTTGGCGGTGATGGTTCCTGCTGCAATCTTCGCTGCGGTGACGGCTCCAGCGGCAAGTTCCGAAGTATTAATCGCACCAGCCGCAATCTGTCCTGCGGTAATTGTGTCGGCTGCAATGTTGCTAGCAGTAATCGTGTTACCGGCAATGCGGTCGCCAGTGATGGTTGCGCTGGCGATGTTTGAGGCGGTAATTGTGTTTCCCGAAATACGGTCGCCGGTAATCGTGCCGACCGCGATATCAGCAGCCGTAATTGTGTTTGCTGCAATCGTGTCGGAGGTAATTGCCCCCGCCGCTATCTTTGCGGTCGTGATACTCCCTGCCTGTAACTTAGCAGTCGATATAGAGTCATCGGATATCTGCGTTCCGGTAATTTGACCCGTGAGCTTTGCCGCAGCAACGTCCGCGATTTGGGTATTGGTCAACTGGCCCGTAATCTTAGACGCCGCTAGAGCCGCAATCTGGGCATCTTGCAGGGTTCCGCTAAGGTCAGTAGTTGGAACCGCAGCCGTCCAATTTGTGCCGTCGTCGCGATAAAGTTTATTGTCTGTGGTAAGGAACACCACGCGACCTTGATTCCCTGCGGCGGGAAGCGAACTGGCAATCTCAACAGGTGTGAGGCCCGCAGCAAATTTTGCCGTCGAAATGGCGGCATCGGCGATTTGCGATGCAACAATCTGTCCAGTGAGGTCGGCGGTCGGAACCGCTGCAGTCCATTGTGAGCCGTCGTACCGATAGAGCTTGTCATCGGTTGTCAGGAAAACGATGCGACCTTCAAAGAGGTTTGTCGTGGGCAATGATGAAACGATTTCATAGCCGACTTTTGACTTTGCGACGTTGAAGGTCTTGCTGACGCTGAAAAAGCCTTCCTGCTGTAAGAATGTTCCGTCCTCTTGCAGGATAGCGAACCCGTCCTCCATTAAAATATCGCCAAGGTCGGTTGCCAGCGATGCGGTGATGACCAGCTTCGCTGTGTCGGCGGTCATCGCAGTGATGCGATAGTACCCTTTAGGTTTCCCGCTAACGGGCGTGTCGGCATCGGTGTTAACCGTGCCAGTGCAATCGGTCGCAACGGACGATAAGACCGCGCTACCCGTCAGGTCTTCTTCGCCTAGGAAGATGCTGAACTGACCTTGGGCTGGGTCAAACGACACAACCGTGCCGTCGCTGTAAGCCATGACGGCTGCGAATTCAGGGTCAAGGATGGGCGATATACCGCCTACGTCGCCAGCAGGGCCGGTCGGACCTGTCGCGCCAGCGCGAACCTTCGTGACGGATAGCCTGATGACCAGCGGGTCGTAGCCGCTACGGGTCGCTGTGAACTCCACATAGCCCGTGTCGACGGTCATGCCCGTCAGGGTATAGGTGCGCGTTGAAAGCGTCCCTGTGATGCCCGTAGACGGTGAGGCGGTGACCGACCAGTTAGCCGATTCATCGGTCTGGCCTTCGTAGACAGTAACGGTCGTACTGGCGTTAGTGAAAACAGGGTTCGCGCCGTCATTATCGGCTGGAATTGCGATGCCGGTTTGCGTCAAAAAGATATTGGCAGTCTGCCCGTCCTGACCATCCTGCACCTTCGTGACCGTGAAGTCTTTGGTGATGGTCGCGCCGCCATAGGTTGCGCTAACGGTATAGGTTCCCGTATCGCCGCCCGACAAAGCCGTGACGCGATAATAGCCTTTGACCTGTCCGGCAACGGGCGTGTCATCGGCGGTATTGATATCGCCCGTGACATTCGCTTCGGAGACTTCCGCGAAAGTCGCGGAACTGGTCACATCGGTTGTGCCGCTGAAGACCTTGAAGAACCCGACCGCCTTAGAGTAATCGCTAATCGTTCCCGCGCTGTCGGCCTCCAGCGTAATCGCTTCGTTTGTCAGGTAGCCCGATATGGTCGCAGCCCGACCGCTGCTGGAAAGTCCGTTGCCGCTTGGGGTTTCGTTAGAAAAGCCATTTGACGGGCGATAGTACGAACGCACCCAAAAATAACGGGTATTCGTATCGGTGCGCGGAACGCGAAGCTGGGTATCTGCGCCTTCATAAATTTGAACGGCTGACGAAAAAGGCGTGGCGGCTGAATGCTCAAAGACTTGATAAAGAATGCCGCTAATTGTGTTAGTTGGGGCTTGCCATTGCAGCAAAATCGATTCGATTTCCTGCGTGGCGGTGAACGATTGCGGTGAGCCGGGCTTGTATGCGGCAGGGTTCGTGACCGATACTGAAGCAGGAGTGACGTAATCGTTCGGGTCAGGGTCATCGTAGTCGGTCGATGCCACTTCTTGAAGCGTAAGTTCTACTGCGGGTTCCGGACGGAATCGCCAGCCAACACAACGAACAGGCTGGCTTGACCAGCCGACTTCGGCAATCGTCGCAACGCCGGTTTCCCAAGGGCGAATCTTGTACGCGCTGAAGTCGCAAACCACCGTGACGGTCTTTTGCCGTCGCGATTGTTTGCTGAGGATTATCGCGTTTCGCTGCGCTTCGTATTGGTTATTGCACGCGGGGAAATCAACTTCGGTATAGATTCGTTCGCCGTCTTCCGATTCGTAAGTCGAATTTAAAATCGGCTCAAATTCTAATGGCTGATAATCACGGTCTTTGTCAATGAACCGACCGCGCACTGCGTTGTAATAGCCGTCAGATTTTCGGCTAGCGGCGGTCTGGATAGAGAGTTCGCCAACGATGTTGTCAGCGGTAAGCGTAAACGCCGAAGACGACCATGCGCCTGCGTACATCCTCCACTTGCCGCCGCTGTAGTAGCAGGTTCCCATCATCGCTAGCGCGATAGCTTCAATATTGGTTTCGTAGGCGCTTACGGCATCCAAAACCATGTTGCAAGTAAATCGCTTTTGAGTCGCAGAGCCGGGGATGTTGACGTCTTCGTCGCAGATGTTCGCAGCGGCTACGACTAGCGACCAATCGACCCGTGCAGCAGACTCTGACAGCCCGTATGAGGCCACCAAATAGTCAGCAAGGCATAGAGCAGGGTTGGTCGAATAAGCGGCATACGTCGCGTCTGTGGGGTTAGCTCCAGGGGATGTATCTAATCGCGGGTCATAGACTTTTTTTCCTTCGACGATACAGGTGACATCAGGTTTGCCGCTGCGGTAGACCTCTGTGTCGTACTGATAGCGCAAAGCAAGATAGGCGATGCCACGACCGCGATGGTCGGTTGTCCATTCACTCAATGCAGAGCTAAGGATGCTGTCGACCGTCTGAGTGGATGTGCCTAGATATTTACGGACAGTCGCCTTTCCGTTGAACGTGCCGGTCGTTACATTCCCCGACCCGTCTAGCGTCAACTGTTCTTTGTTAAAGAAGACATTGCCAATGGCATTGACTTCATGACCCGCCAAGGCCAGAACTTGATGGAGGTATTCGCCTTCGCTGCCGGTGACCAGCGGGGGAATCACGTTCATCCCGCTGACTTTGTTTTCGCCGTACAGAATGCGGCGCGATGCCATCGTGTCCGAATATTCAACGTCCTGCGGGAAATCGCGAACGCGGGGGGCTTTCGGGCCAAGCAACTTCGACACTTTGGTCAGAGCTATATTCGCGCCGACCGTGACGATAACGGTTTTTAGCCAAACAGGGGCTGTTTGAAAAGCCGTGATGAGCAGCGATACGCCTTTGACGATAGCTCCAATGACTGCGCCCATTATCGTACCGCCCAGCTACAAATTGCCCGAACCATCGAAACCGATACCAGACCGGATTCGCCCGTGCTGACAATATCGCGACCCAAGCAAATGCCAAGGGTTTCGCGTCCGTCATTATCGAACAACACGACGTCGCCGCGTTGGGTGAAGTTTAGATTCTGCGGCTTACCTAACCAGCTATCGACCGCTGATTTGATAGAGCCGAAACTAGCGATGTATTCCATCGCGCTACGCTCATCCTGATACTCGGCTTGCAGCCCTGCTTCGTATTCCGTATCGCACATCGCATCGACACAACGGGCAGCGAACAGGCAGCAGTCATGCTGGCCCCAGCCGAACGTCGTGTCCTTGTGCGCCTCAATGACGCCGTAAAGGCGTCGTGTCCAATCGTAGCGTTTCATCGCTCATTGACCGGAATATTGCCGGGGATGGGACTGCCGGGGTAACCGCCCCCGCCATAGGAATAAGTATTTGGCTTATCTCCCCACGACGCTTTGAACTGAGGAATCTTTTGCGTAAGGTCAAAGAACCGGTCGCCAGCATAGGCAAGCCGCTGGTCGGTGTCGGTATAACGCGCCACGACAGGCTCTTTTCGGAGACGGTATTCGCACGACACGGATATGGTCGCGGAGTTCTGGTCTAGCGAAATGCTCATCGTATCGATACGCCCCGACCAAAGTTCTTCTGGGTCATCAACGAAGGTCATATCTTCGGCTAGTAAGCCAAGATAAAGCGTGACGGTTCGGCCCTGATAGGTTTCGGTCATCACCGTTGATACTAAACCAGACTCCACGCCGCTTAACGTCAGGCGAATACCGCGGGCTACGTTGTCGATATTCTCATCAACAATATCGAATGACCCGTATGTGCCAATGCCTAAGTAGGTATTACCGCCAAACGATAACGGCCCCGCGCCGTCGTGAACACGAATCGTGCCGCTGTCAAAGTTTAATTCGCAAAGTGTAACCAGATAGGTTGCAGCCTTCGCCGCTTGCGTTTCGTTCGTATTGGATGCCCAGCGGGTCACGCGATGTCCTCCACCAACTCAATCGAAAGGTCAGAGAGAGTGCCGGGTCGGGTTTGCCAGCCGACTTCTTCGGATAGCAGAAACCGTCCCATCGGGTTACGAAAGATAACAGGGGTATTGTCGGCGGGGCTGGTACGCAACTGCGGCTCAAACATAATGTAGCCTTGACCGCTGGCGTTAGAGTTCACATCAGCGATAACGCGCTTCAGTTCGCCGTTGATTTCAAACCAATCACCGGCCTTGATGACGCCATTTGCGGAGGTCGGTAGCCCATCGATGTCTAGCGCGGAGCCTGTTTGCGTGCCGCCATTGACCCGCGCACAACGGGCGACAGAGGCCCACGACACGAACTGGAAGTCGTTAGCCAAGCGCCCGGAAATCTCATCGCTGAATGAAATATGCGTTGATGTACCGGAGGCGGTAAAGACTTCGGTATAGCGACCCGCTGCCGTGCGGGTTGTCCCTGCGACTAATGACGCATCTCCTGCGCTGGTTCCTGCGTCAAGCGCGATTCGGACGTTGCCTTTTCCTTTTTCGATGACGGCACGAAAAGCATAGTCAGCGCTAGTAACAGTCGTAACGGCAGACTGAGCAACATAACGGTCAGCAGTAACGCCGCTGCGAAACAGACGAAGGCCAAGGTGAGAATCTGCTGAAAGTATGAGTTCGGCATCTGAGCTAGTCCATCCTGTTGTGTTGACGACTGCGGCGTTATTAGACAAAAGTTCCGCGCACGAAAAAGAACCGGAAAAGGTATAGCCTGGTTCGGTGAGCCAGAGCCGGTTAGCGCGACCGCGAAGGGCGGCAATCAAAGATAATAGCCGACGCCGCTTTTGGTCGGAGAGTGCGCGAAAAGCAAGGCGAACGCCCCAGCGATTGCCGGGTCGGGAATAGGTGCGAACTGCACCGGACAGCGGCGATGAGTAAACCGCCGTGTTATCTAGGATGCGCCATTCGACTTCGTTGGCGACAAGGTCGGGCGGTAAGATGTAGTCGGTCATCGGCCTATCCCATAGCGTCGGTCAAGTTCATCGAAGATGCGCCGGTTGTTTTCTTGCAGAATTCCGGGCAGTGCCTTTTGCAGGTCAGCCGTCGCGCCGCGTGCGTCGATGTTATATACCGGAGCCACGGTGACGCCGCCCATTCTATCGTTCGGAACAATGCTGCCGTTAGAGCCGGGGACGAACAGCTCTGGCCCACGCTCGCCGACGATGTAGGGCTTGCTCCCCAGGACGGAGCCGCCCATTGCCTTTCCTCCGATAGCAAACTTGGCAAAACTAGCAAGAAGTCCGGAGCCAGAGGCAAACGGGGTAAAAAAGAACTTCATCAATTGGCTAGCAGCAAACTCTGCGACCATGCGCCGAATGGTATCGACGAAGCCTTTGAGCATTCCTTTTAAGCCATTTTGAAATGGGTCAAAAAGAAATTCTGCAAAAGCTGACTGCATATTGCGCGCAGCCTGTTCTGCGAAAACAGAAATTTGGTCGACGGTTTCTTGAGTTAGGTCAGGAATATCGGCTTGTATTTTTTGAAGTTCATCATAGGTTGCATCGGCGGTTTCAATGATTTGCATCCGAACCGACTCAAATAGCTTTTCCTCCATTTCAAGGATAGGCTTGATTGCGGCTTCGCGTGCTTGCAAATCTTTGAACGCTTGAGTTTCGTAGAAGTTTTCAAGCGGAGTTGCGCGACGTCGCCCAGTTACTTCGACGCCGACTAATTGACTTTCCCTGAGTTGACGCAACTGTTCTTGAAGTTGCGCCCGTCTGGCGTCAGTCCCGCCAACCCCAGACAACTCCATCATGGCTCCGCCCGCTCCAACTTCGGGGATTCCGACCATTGGAGCAGGACTGACAGCGGCTAATTGCCTTTCAAGCAGGGCAATTTGGTCTTCGGTTGTCTTTGCCGACAATGCGCCGAGTGCGACTAACTCAGAACGAATAGTCCCAGCGGTTTTGACGATAGCAGTTGCGGCTTTGGTAAAGCCGACCAACATGGTATCGATGATGCCGTTTAGCGCGGACTGAATCCCGGGGTCATTTAAGGCGTCACGGAGTTCGTACATTGCTTCCGTTGCGCCATCGATGCCCTGAGACGGTGCAAATAATTGATTGGCAGATTTTTTGACCGAATCAAGGGCCTGAGCAAAGCCGAGTGACCCTTGCTCTGTTTTGGCGGCTGCGCTGGCAAGGCGCGTGAATCCATTGATGATAAAGCCGCCGGTGATGATGGAAAATGCCAAGTTGAACCGAGACTGAAGTTTTGCGGCCCCAGCCTCTAGTTTTTGCAAGCCACGGGAAGCTGAGTCGATTGCCACCTTGCTTCTATCAACGGCTGTGATTTCTACTTGTGCTTTCGCCATGCTTGCTCCTGGTCTTCTGCCTCTAACTTACACGCGGCAAGTAGATGGTAGAAGTCAACTTCGGACATTTGGAAAACCTGCTCTGGGAGGATGTGCAGCCTCAACGCTAGTGCGTAGATTGCCCGTAGCTGCCCATCCTCTATCAGTTTTTTTCCGCTTCCTCTATACCGCCAGAACCTGTCTCCATCTGCGATGCGATGAACGCGATATCTTCGGCGAGAATATGACGCATTAACCAGAGCCGTTCGGCTTTGGTGAATAACTTGTTTCCGTCTTTGTCTCTCGCCCGAACGATAAGCATTGTCGCCATCGCCTCAAGGTCAGCCGAGCCGCTGTCGCCACGGGATTTTAACGCAGCGTAGATTTCTCGGCTTTCCTCAAGGTTCATCGCTTTCCAGTAATAGACCGTGAGGTCTAATTGTGGAACCGGAATCGCGACTAAGGTTTCCGGAGTGCGAAGCGAATTAAAACGCGCCTCGGCTTTTTCCTTCCAATTCATTTATCACCTATTAGGCAGTGCCCGTGGTCAAAGCGCCGTTTCCGATAAAGTTGAACGTGATTTCCGTGATTGCGCCACGGGAAACCGTGCGGGTAACGTCGGTTATCAGAGCATTGCCATAATAGTAGGTGTCGCCCGTGCCGTCGCCTTCGGGATATAGTTTCAGCGCGATGTTAGAGCCGGGGGCAAGCGCGACCTGCCCGTTTGTATCCGTCTCATCCCAAAAACAGGCGACGTTGCCCGACCACGATTTAATTGCCGTGATGTTATACGTTTTGTCGGTATCAGCCAGCGCGGTATCCTCTGCATACTCCGCAGTCGCGGTGAACGTGAATCCGGTCACTTCCGCGACCGTTGCTGAATCGACTTTTACAAGTCCTTCGGAGCCGTGATGTGTAGCCATTTTTTATCTCCTAGCCAATCAAAGTTTGCGAAACATTTTCAGCAGTTCGATAAAGCACCCGGAACTGCAATCGGGCATTCCCAATCGGCGCATCGCCGCTGAAATCGTGAGTGATGGTTGTATCCGTCAAGATACAGTCTTTGACCAAACCATCTAGCGTGTTGTTATTGCCGATGGCGTTTTCGATAGCCTGGCAGAGCGAATCCAGCTGGTCATCTAAATCGCTAACCTTGCGCGCTACGGCCTCAATGACTAGCGTTAACTCCCGCGTGAATTTGCGCGGGGCTGTCAGCGTAGTTTCTAAGACCGTTTCCGTGTTCGTATAAATCAATGCGACCGTGGTGCTGTCGGGCGGCAAAGGATAGACCCGCGACTGAGAGATGACCGCCGCAGCATTTGCCGTGGTCAAAATAGCGGCAACTTTTTCCCGAATTTGTTGGCGAGCGTGACTCACGATGTCGCCTCCAGGCGTAACTTGCTCATGCCCGTCCCGTCGCTTTCAATGTTTCGGATGGTGAAAGGCACACAGTCGATTTCCAGCGTATCGCCAAAGGCAAAAGCACAAGGCAAATCAGCGGTACGCATAAAGAAAATCGGAACGGTACTCGCCATTTCGACCTCCGCGACATCGACGCCGCCATACTCACGGTCAAAGATGCCGGACACGGGATAGCGTTTGCCCTTAGACTTGTAAATCGCTGCAACGCCAAAGTCGTTGACGTTAAGCATCGCTGCGCGGTCGGCTGCGGTTTCAACGCCCATACGTAATCCCCCAGACTTGGCTTGTTGACGTTATACCAACAACCTCAACCTTGCCGGTCAGAACTTCACGAAACAGAGCGTCCCATTCCTTGTAAGGCCGCGCCGATGGGTGAAGGTTGATGCCGTTTCTAAAATCGGGAAAGTCAGCCGCAGCGATAAGTAGCGTTCCCTTCGTGACCCGCTCCAATTCCTTTAGGCCCAACACGATATCCGGCTCCAGAATATGCTCAATGACATCGATGCAGGAAACGACGTCAAAGGCTTTATCGGGAAACGGGAGGCTATCAATGGTGGCGTTCAGCACATGCTCATTGCATAGCGCAGGGACAGCCTCCGTGCCGTATACGGGACGGAATCCAAAGGTCTGAGCGACCCGCATCAATTCCCCGCGTCCGGTGCTGACGTCCAGATAAGAACCCTGATATCGCTTGAGAATATCGGTCATGGCGCGAAGCCGACCCTGACCCATCCCGTAGCCCGTATCTAGATAAGCCTGAACGTAGTGTTCAATTTCCTTTTTTCTTGCGTCCACTGTTCACCATTTCGCGCACGTTGGGGATTTCAAACTTCATCGCGTAGGGGACGGCATAGCCCTTCGTAAGCAGCCATCGACCAAACGCATCGTCCACTTCGGCGACCCTTCCTGCTTCAAGGGTAACGCCTCCGTAGAGCCGTGAACGCTTCATTTCAACTTTCATAGTCGCCGAATACCTTTGTGGGATGACCTGATACCGCACGAACACGCTCAGGATGTTGTAGATGGTCGCGAACCCGCTTCCATACTCCGGATGGCGTGACGCCCATTTCCCAAGCGCGTTCGCCAAGTTTGCTATGCCAATAGCGACGGTCGCCTAAGTAATCGTCGCAGCCGCATATCACAATCTCATCAAACCCCATCCAATCGGCAATCCAAACGGCAGTGCCGCCAGAAAATCCGAAGTCAGGGCAGATGCCTGACCAGATATCTGCACAATCGCGATGATGCGTGATGATAGGCGCATGGCCTACCAAAATGGGATACAAGTCTTTATCTTGAAAAACAATGTAATCCAGTGAAAGCAACAGCGTATGTTGATTCACACCTATCCAAACGCCCGACGCCTGAAAGCGCGGACGAACCACCTTGATGTCGCCAAGCAATGACGGGCCACCGCCTAACACGACGGCGCGTTGCCCCATATGCTTGTTCTTGTAATGCGTTAAATCAATCACGACAACCTCTCTAGCTGTCTCTCAAAAAAATCTGCGGCAGGGCGGTGAGATACCGCCTTTTCGGGGGCTACCCTAGCCGCAGGCTATCAGTCATTAGGCAAGCGTAATTTCGTTACACTCTGCGAACGACTCCGGATGACGCACAGCAAAGTCGCAGTCGTGGAAGGCCACGATGCGAACCGTGCCAGCGTTGCTGCCGGTGTACGGGTCTGCCATCAGGTCGATGCCCGACCACTGACCGACCAGCAGGTCTGACCAGACGCCGAAAATCATCGCGCCGAGATTGGCGGTGTTCGTACCCTTCGACAGGTTCGCCGGAACCTGCTGACTGACAACGATGGGGAAGCCGTACAGGTTGTTGATGTCCGGGCCAAGGATGAAGTTACCCTCAACGCCCGACGACTGACGCGGCAACGAAGCCAGACGCGCCTTGACCTGTCCGTTGGTCAAGAAGGACGCAGCACCCGTGAGGGCGTTGTCCAACTCAACTTCCTTCACCAAGTCAACGACCATCTGCCAAGTGGGCGCGCCGCCGTTCGTGCCAAGGGTCACAGAGCCGATGCCGCTGGTGTTCAACACGCCGGTCGGACGGTTCGTGCCGCTGCCCGCAATCGCCGCGCCGTCCATCGCAACCGCGATAGAAGTGGCGAGGTCATTACGCACCATTGCTTCGACGTCCAAAGAAGATTGAAGCATCAAGCGGCGGCTGTAGTCGACATACGCCGCCAAGGTCTTCGGCGACATCGTGACTTGGTCAAAGGCTGGCTTGTTGGTCGACTCAGACGGGGCTGAATTCTCACCCACCCAGTACACATCGGCAGCAGCCGTTTTGCGGGGGATGGCAACGTTGCCCTGAAGGCCCGTGAGGAACTGCGCGCCAAGGGTGTTCAACACCATACGGTTACGCAGAACATCGATGAACCGCTCTGCCAAGAGGTCGGTCGCAACGGTGTTACCCGCTTTCGCCGTTCCCGACGCAGTGCTGGTCGTGAGGTCACGATACAACACATCGGTCGGAATCATAATGCCACGGCTATCGCGGCCCTCTTTGGCGGCAGCAGCGCGGGAAGCGTCAAACTCAAACGCGGCTTCCTCTTGTGCGCGGCGGTCTTGCGGGTTCGACAAAGCGCGGATGGCGCGAACGAACGAAAACTGACGCACTTCCTTATCGGAGAGGCCGATTTCATTGTTCACGGCAAGCGGCTTGCTGCCCACTTTGTCTAACAACGCACCACGGAACGAATCCAGCGATGCACCCTCACGGATGGCTTGCTCACCAAACTCACGCTGATTGTGACGGCTGGCAAGTTCCATGATGGCAGCAACGCGGCTACGCTCTGCCTTTGCTGCGTCCTCACGGACGCTGTTGATATCTTCAGACATATTTGTCTCCTTAATTTGAATAAATGGGACAGGCTCCGGTGCGGGGGCTTCGATAGAACGCCCAACACCGACGCTAGTGTCCGCTGGGATTGAAACGATACTGATTTCCAATGGTTGCCAACTGGTCGCACGGAAGACCTCCCGGCCCTCATACTCCCCGTCTTTGACCATTTCATTGATGACGTAACCGACAGAAACATTAGAGCGAATACCATCTTTAACGTCTTGCCAGATTTCCTCGGCGCGTTTGCTTTTCCCAAAGCGAACCCTAGCGCGTGCTACGCGGTCGGAACCAAGTTCAATCTGTTCCACGACACCGACTTGGTCAGACATGTCGTGGTCTACCAGCAGCGGCGCACGACCGCTGCCAATAAACTCTGAGTCAATCGCGCCGGGGGAGTGGTCTAGCACTTCATAGCCCCAGCCGCGGTCGACCTCCATTTCACTGCTAAAGGCCAGCGTCACGCGCCGGTCTTCGGTTACCGTTTCGCGCTGGAAGGTCGCGTTACGGAATACCCGTTCGGTTGGCCCCTTGCGCGAAGCTGGCCCCTGATAGCCTTCTTCCCACGGCTCTTTTCCCGTGATGTCTTTGGGCCGCTCACCTTCCATTTCTTCGGCGGCTTCCTCTACGGCTTCGATGGCGTCATCCGCTTCTTCGGATTCGTCCATATCGAATTCAGATTTCGTGAACGTAATGGTCACGGTCGCATCGTCTTCAACCACTGCGACAACGTGGCGCTTTTCTAGGTCATCCATATTTCGGCCCTCATTCTCAAGCTGTTTATCTTTGGCGTTGGCCCATGACTTGCCGGGTTCGCCGCCCCATAACGCCCACGCAATGCGTCCTGCGCTGGGGTATCCATCTTCGCCGGGCGACCAGCCTTCGCCTTCTTTGTCGACTTCGTGACGTGCGAAGTAACTTACCATCCGGCGCACGGTTTCAGGTGACAAGGTTCTGCGGTTGCTGATATCCCGCGCACGGGCAACGCCGACCTCCGTACCGCCACGCCCGAATTCTTCGCGCCAATTAAGGCCGCGCTGGGCTTCCTCTGCCATAGCTTCGGTTGGTTGAAGGTCGACTGTCATTATTTCTGACTCAAGGCTTGCGTTGTAACAACCCGTAACACAAGGTTACACATCGCGCCGACCAACAAGATTGACGCGGCAACGTCTTGCCCGAATAGCACGGTGAGATTGCCTGCGAACATTTCCAGACTAGCCAGCAACGCCAGCAGGACGTTCCACCAGACTGTCTTTGACTTTAATGCGCCTTTGAGGGTTTGCATGTCCATGATGTCTCCTTAACCGCAATACAACACAGTCGGGACACAGTACGAACCATCATCGTATTCGTGCGTCTTGACCGTGCTAGTGACTTTGCCGATGGTGCTGCTGCGAATGAGGTCATCCGCTTGGACACGCGCTGTGCCGTCGCCGTTGGATTCCAGTAAGTCGCCCTCTTGCACCGTGACGCCAGCATTCACGCGGCAGATAAACGCACCGACCGCTGTGACGTACATATCGTTCGTCTCAGTCCAATCGTTGTCCCACGCCATAAACACGCCGTAGACTTTTTTGCTGCCAGCGGTGTCGCTGATTTTGCACTTGGGCAGGCGTTCGTTGGTTTCGTCAGGCCACTCACACAATTCGTTGATGGACTCCATTACCGTGCCGCGCAAAATGTCGGGCTTGCTGCCGTCTTGCAGTTGCGACCAGTGCGAACCCGCGAAGGCGTTGTAGGAGACGGTATTACCGGAGACGGAGATGTTTCCTTCAAGCGCACTTGATTGATAAAAATTAACAAGCGTTCCGTCACTCACTCCACGGTTAAGATTTAATGGAGATGTTCCATCAACAGACGCCTCAATTACGCCGTTTGAATTTAAATACGCTCCAGACGATGCGGGAAATGTACCCGTTGAACCAACTAAGAAATTCCCCCCGCTCGTGATGCGTGCGCGTTCGGTGTTGTTGGTGTTGAATACAAGCGGCAGATTTTGAACGCTGCTTAAAACCGTATTAGATGAGTTTGAATAAAGATATGCACCATTCGTATTGTTGTAAAACAAAGCAATTTGCGCGCTACCCGTGCCTTCAACAGCAAGAACTTTATCAGTCGCATTTCCACCCGTAGATGTGCGGCCTATTGCCAAGCCTCCCGTCGCTTCCAGCGTCATCGCCTGCGTGAACGTGATGGGGTCGCCTGCGGTGCCGGAGGCTGCTGTCTTCCAAATATGCTGCCCCGACGCCTGTTCGTATTCAGACGCATAACCGTTGTTTACATACGTTCTAATTCCAGATGAATTACTGAATGCGTTTTGTCCAAGAATGTAAGCAGAGGTTGAGAAACTCCACAGGCTGCCCGCATTTAACTGCAACGCTCTGATGCTGTTCCCCGTATCCCACGCACTCGGCGTGACGCCGAGGCCGAGGTTGCCGGCGCTGTCTAGCCTGAGACGCTCCGTGCCAGAGCCAGTGCCATTAACAAAAGCGATATATCCGCTATCTGAGCTGTTAGTAAACGCAAGATTTTGGCTATCGTCGTAAGTTAAAAGAAATGGTCTGCCAGAAACGGTATTGTCAAGACGAATCGCGCAAGCGGTTCCTGATGAGGAAATGTGAAGTTTTCTAGTCGGCGCGTTAGTGCCAATGCCTACGTTATCCGCAGACGCATCCACGAACAGCAAATTACTATCTGTGTCTCCCTCCACCCGAAAGTCAACGTCGGCGCCGGAGTCGTTGAAGACTGCGGCCCCATCAACCTTAAAGGTCGTGCCGTCGTAGGTGACTACGGAACCCGCAGTCGCTTCCTTAGAGCCGTTCAGATAAACCACACCGTTCGCGGTCTGAGTATTCAGCGCGCCGTCGACGACATCTTTGACGGTGATTTTCTTTGTCTCCGTGGCGTTCGTATCCACAACCGCCATAACATCGGTCGACGGGGCCACGCTAGCCGCAGCAAGCGCGGTTAACTGGCTGATTTTCTTATCTGCCATGCTCTATATCCTCATTCAAGCCGCAAGAAGGATTCTGCGGTCGTGGTCAGGGTTAATGCAACCAAGCGCACTGTGCCATCGCTTCCCTTTACTTTGATGGTCAAGGTGCTGTTGTCGGTCAGCTCAAAAACCATATCGCCATTATTGGCGGGCGTTGCCGTGGCTGCGGGAAGATACGTCACCGCGCCGACAGAGCCGCCCGTGATAGCAACATTGTTTGCGTCCTGCGTGGACATCGTGCCAAGGCCGCTGACTGCGGTGTTAGCAATCGCAATCGTCGAATTTGATGCGGCGGTAAGGCGACCTTGAGCATCCACCGTGAAGGTCGCGACTTGCGTTGCGCTGCCGTAGCTGTTCGGCGTGACAGCGGTATCGGCTAGCGCAATCGTTCGGTCGGTCGATAAGTCGCCGCCGCCCGATAGCCCCGTTCCGGTCGATACGTTGCGCGTGGTCGGTACGGCTGAGACATCGGATGCCGACAGCGACACGACACCCGTTTGCCCGTTCACGCTAGTCACCGCATCGGTCGGAGTCAGTAGCTCCTGCCAGTTCGCTAGCGTCGAATAAGGTGCTGCGGTCAGGATAAATGACTTATTGACGTCAGTACGAACCGCGACGTCACCCTTTTCGGCGGTCGATAGCGCCAGCATCGCCGCTTCGTTTGCGACCACGAAAGTGTCGGTGATGGCAATGGCTGGAACCTGCGAAGATGTAATCTTGCTGTTCGCGTCCAAGGTCGCGACACCGTTTGCCGCGCCTTTTTCCGATGACGGAATGGCATCGGTAATCCCATACCCTGAAAGCGTCGTAGGCGTTGCCGTGACCGATGAAAATGCAGGGGTGACTGTGGTATTCCCCGCTGCCGTCAATCGGCCTTTTGAATCAACCGTGAAAGTTCCGACCTGTGTTGTAGAGCCGTAAGCTCCTGGCGTAACCGTCGTATTGGCAAGCGTTGTCGTGATTGCCGTTGTGCCGGAGCCGGTCGTATCGCCTGACAGCGTGATGGTCTGGTTGCCGGTAATGTAGCCGTCAGGATTCGTTGCGTTATAAGGTGTGAACGTCAAAGCGTCCGTAACATCTTGCGATGTGAGCGTGACCGCTCCGGTTCGGGTGTTAAAGCTGTCCACGCTAGGCAGCGCGGTTGTGGCGGCGATGGTAACTTCACCGTTCGCATTCGTAATCGTGACACCTGCGCCAGCAGTGAGCGTAGAAGCCTCCCAGCGCGTCTGTGCGGCGTCGTAAATCAACACTGACCCTGCGACAGGGGATGAGGCTGCAACGTCTGAGAGTTGGTTGACGTTCGGCTCAAAGGTCGGTCGAACGAAGATGGAGCCTGACCCGCCCGGGCCTGCATTCACCACAGACGCCACTACGACGCGGGGCGTCGGCGGGGTCGGCGCGGTCTTCGTCAGCCCACCCGCGACGGCAGGGTTGTAATACAGGATATCGCCCTGCTGCCAATTCTCTGCGCCGCCTGTGGTGTCGAATCCGCGCACCAACCCGAAGGCGGTAACCTCACCGAAACCGTTGTCGGCGATGTTGGAGGCGGCTACCCCCATAATGACAAGGCCGTCAGTAATGCCGGTTGCTGGTGCGCCGCTCAGTACGCCCGACGCGCCGACCGCGCCGGTAAACATAACGCATTGGCCTTTCGTTATGGCTGCTGATGCCTTGATGCGATAATAGCTATGAAATCCGACGAACTGGTTGACCGCGCCACCGTTCATTCCGATGTCGATGGTCGCATAATCCTGATTCCACGCGATTTGACCTTCGACAGGGGTTATCCCTGCGTCAACGTCAAACTGGATGGAATCGACTTCCGATATCGCGCCGGTAATTCCGGTCAGTGATGTGATGTCAGTGTTTGCGCCTTTCCGTGCGCCTTCGGGCCATGCCGTACGCACGACCAATTCTTGCGCGGTTTCCTGCACGACAACCGATTGCAGGATTTCATCGACAACGACTTGTGAGCGGTCACCCTGAACGATAACCGACTGCACATTTTCGTTGACAATCACGCTCATCGCGTGACCTCTGCGTCCACCGTGAAGTCGCCTTGCAGCAAGCGGTAGACGGTCGCGCCGTCGATTAGCTCTAGGTCATAGACATAGCAGCCCGCAGCAACGGCTGCCGTCGCGGTCGCTGAGGCGGTAATCGTAATCGTTCCCGCTGTGCCACCTAGTGTTATATCGCCGCCGCTGGAGGTGAGGCTAAGAAGCGTCGATGCTGACGATGCCGTAGCGCGCACTTGCATCCGTGCGGTGTAATTCGTGAGATTGACCGGCACGCCTTCGCTATCCAGCCAAGTGATTTCGCGGGTAAAGGTTGCGCCTTGCTCACAGATAAAGTTATGCGTTCCCGCCATTTGGCGAACCCTCCAGCGTCACGTTAAACGACGCAATCATTTCGTCTTCGGCTTGTCGTTCGCGCAAGACGTCTTCGATATCTAGGCCACGCTCCGCAAGGGCTTGCGTTCGGGTCATCAAGCCGTTGTTAATCGCGGTGATTTGTGCTTCGGCTTCGTTGCGCGGGTCGACCCACTGCCAGCCACGCGGAACCCACATCGTTTGCGAAAACTTAAAGAATTTGTTGGCGGGTAAATTGACGATGCCCGAATCTAAGGTCTGCCGTAGCCATCGCAGATAAACGGGCTGGCAGAAATGCTCAATCATCCAATGTTGGACGGTGCGCCATTGGTCGCGTTCCTCAAGTAGTCCCTGACGGATACTGGAGTAGCTGACAGCCTCTAAGTCATTAGCAAGCGATGTGTAAGACACGCCAAGGCCAGAGGCGATACCTCTCAACATGGCCTTTTCAAAGTCACGGAATGCGGTCGAAGGATGCTGCGGGTCGTAGCTCTTAAAATCTACGCCTGCGGGGAGTTGGTTGAACGTGCCAGGTTGAACGTCCATGTTCAAAGTCCCGTCCCCGTTGGCTCCGTCAGCTTGATACTCGTCGCCGGATTCGGAAACAAAGAAACCCATCTTCGATGCGCTGATGCGCGCTGCGACGAGTTCCGCTTCTTCGTAGCCGCCTAACATTTTTAGCCGTGTCATCGATGTCGATGTCCAAGGCGTTCCGCGTGTCTGACCGATACGGTCAGGACGGAAAGCGTGAATCATTCGGTCAGCGGTAATTCGTTCGTCGCGGATGTAGTTTTGCGCGCCCATTTGGTAATCGTCAGGATGTTTGACCTTGACGTAGTAGGCGATGGGCTTACCGGCGGCATCGACTTCGATACCCATGCGGATTTGATTACCGTTCTTCAGGACCTCATTCTTTTCTTGGTCGATAAGGTCGGGGTCAAGGAACTGAAGCCGGAATCGGTAAGGATTGCCACGGTCTTCGACGAATAACACGAAGCACTCGCCGTCCCGAACGACGCTTTCAATAAACATACGCTGACAGTCGACCCACGACAATCGACCATCGACGGTGCAGACGCCGGGCTGCCCCCAGGCCATAAATGCGGTCTCTAAGGTCTGGTTTGCCACTTGGTCTAGCGTGCCGTTATTTTCCCGCGCCCGAACTTGAAGCGTGATGCCACGCGGCCCAACAACGTTCGTACGCACAAGGTCAAGATACCGCCGCGCATAATCGTTGTTCTGGCAAAGGTCACGCGACCGTGCGCGCATCGCCCGCAAGCTGTAGCGGATGTCGCTATCGGCTGACTTTGTGAGCGTCAACCAATCGGAGAAAAGCCGACCGACATTTGCGGCCTCAAAGGCGCGTCGTTGCGGCTTGACCTGTTTCCGGAACATATCAAGGAGGCCCATTACGTGAACCTCACGCGAATGGTGGAGGCGGTCAACATACCACGGGCAAGTTGTTCGGCTTGTCTCTCACGGGCCACCTCGCCTTTTAATCGTTCACGTTCGATATACAAGTCCTCACGGCTCCATCGTGACAACGACCGCCCTGCGATGCTGTAGCTGGCGGCAGCGACGTTGCTGGGGTCGCGCAAATAGGTTTCGACGTTATCCAAACAAATCTGCGCGAAGGAACGGGGGTCATCCGATGAGGTCGCTTTGTTGGGCTTAACCTCAATGATACCGCTGTTGATTTTAATACGCGCAGAATCAGATGTCCTAGTAATGTAGGCGTCCCAATGATAACGCCCTGCGTTATAGGTTGCTGTCGTAGTCGAACTGACCTCAACCACATAAGCATTCGCGCCAGCGGAGGCTGTAATCGCGATACGTTCGCCGGTGATTTCTCGGCGTAGCACATAGCTGAGAGTGTAGGCCGAGGACGGATAGTCATTGATAAGGTCGGTACGTTGCCACGCCCATCGGTCACCGGCCTCTAGGGAGTCCGGTTCCCTTGTCGGATAGTTTGTCGTGTCAAAGAGATTCGCCATAGTTATCTCCAGCCATTCACCCAGCCGCCCGGACGCGGCCTCATTGCCCGTCGCATCGGCTGTGTCACTTTCGGTTCTTCTTCCTGCACTTCGACAGGCTCAACAGTTCTGTTTGGCAGAATCATCGGGCCGTTTCGACCAATGAATGCTGCGTAGGCGTAGACCATACAGTCTAAGGCTTCCGTGCGTGAGCCGGTTGACCGTGGCTTGTATGACCTGACCCTGCGGCCCTGCACCATGCGATGCACCAAAGTCTCGGCTGTTAGTTGGTCGAAATAGACCTCATCGACGCTGACGGGGAAGTGTAAGTATCCCGCACCCGGTTGATGAATTCTTTTCAGCCGTCCATATAAGACGTCTTTAGCAGTATCGACGCCGACGATGTGAACCTGTGCGCTAGTGCGTCCTGCTCGTCCTGCGCGTTTAGGCCATATCAACCGACCGAAGCCGCCCGCGCCTTTAATCGCCCAGATGCGCCGTGCTTTTCGTTTGGCGCAATACTGATAAACCTGCTGTGTGAAGTGACCGCCCGAATCGACCGCGACCGCTTCCAGTATCAACTTTCGCCCGTCTTCGGTTTGCCGAGGTCGTGCGATGTAGCCGTCTAAATCTAGCCACAATGATTCAGAGCCGGGGTCGCCGTGTAGGACTGCATGGTCAATGCACCACGCTTCTTCATCCCGTCCCCAGCCCCAAACGGTAACTTCTAATCGGTCATCCTGTACGTCAACACCGGCGGTCAACATCAAGACCGCTTGCGGTATAGAGTTTACGGTGTAGGGTTCACGCCTTTGCGCGAGGCCGACCGCTTCGACTTCTTCGCCCCGCTCCTCAAAAGTTTCACCGAGCGAGGTGTTAATCCACGTTTGGAGGGTTTCGGGAAATCTTTTGGCCCGAACAAACGCGACAGCCATTTCCGACCAAGTCGACCAAGGGCTATACAGTTCCGATATATGGAATGAAGCAATGCCATTAAACTCTCTGCTACCACGCCACTCTCCCTGTCGGAGCATCTCCGGTTTATCGGCTTCGGTTAAGACCGCAGCACAGTGAACGCATACATATTCGGCGAGTTCTGGTTGACCTTCGGGCCACTTGACCTGTGACCAGATAAGCCTTTGGAACTCTCCGCAGTGAGGGCAAGGAACGTAATAGAATCTTTGGTCGCCTGACTCAAACCCCGCTTCGATTCGACTACTCCCTTTAATCGTAGGCGTAGACCCTGCTAAAACCTTTCGGTTCCAGAATGTTGCGGTACGTTTCTTGCCCAAGGAAATCGGGTCACCCTCCGTTCCTGCGCTAGATGGATAGCGGTCTACCTCATCGAACAGCACGATTCGGATAGGACGGCTGGCTAATCCTGACGGGCTATTTGCACCCGCCACCGTTAGGTGACCGCCCGTGAACTTTTTGTGCAGCAGCGTATTGCCGCTGTCGCGTGATTTCGGGTCGGCGATACGTTCGGTGAGTACCGGCGTATCCCTGACCATCGGAGCAAGTCGGTCTTTGCTCCAGGATTCTGCCATCTCCAGCGTCGGCTGCACTAACAGCATCGGCGCGGGGTCTTGATGAACGTGGAACCCGATGACGTTGTTAAGAATCTCCGTCCAGCCGACTTGCGCCGACTTCATCACCCAGACTTCGCGAATCGCCTCATCGGTAACGGCGTCCATAATGCCGCGCTGGTAGGGTGCGCGGGACGTTCGCCAATAGCCCGGTTCTGCGGACGATTCGCTTGAGAGTCTACGATAAGCGTCAGACCACTCCGATATCGTCAGTTTCGGCGGCGGGTTCCAAATCTTCTTCGCCGTCTTCAACGCCTCCCAAATATTCGTCGTGACTCTCGGCGAGTTCGGTGAGGACGATATCGATTTCTTCGCGGATTCGACCTGCGATGACATTTGCATTAGGTTGATTTACTAACTGCGGAGCGACCTTGCTAGGGAGGCTTAACAGTTTAGCCTTGGCTCCTGAAATATGCTCTGACCAAACGCTGATGACATCGGACACATAGACCAACTCTCCGCGCTTGATGGAGTTTTCAATTGCTAACTTATCGCCCTGCTCTTTTGCCAATCGTGTTCGTTCGGCGATAAGGTCGGGCGTATCGGCGTTGACATTAGGGCCGCGCTTTTCTAAAGCGTTTTGCAAATAGCGGATATACCACGCCATGCAGGGGCCGAGTTCGTACTGCCCTCGCCCAACAGTTGGCAAGCCTTCCTGTTTTAATTGATGAACTCTCCGAGTTGTCAGATTCAGAGCGTTCGCGATTGCTGCGATGTTGACCGGCATTAATTAACGCGACGATATTTTTCGTCGATGATTTGGGGGGCTGTGTTGTTCCAGTTCAATTTGTGATGAAGCCTTCGATGCGTTGTTATCATTTCTGCGACCTTGACGCAAGAGGGGCAATACATCACAGAGTAGAAGCTTTTAACGTAAGTTCCGTAATCCAGATAAAGGTCGGTCATTCCAGATGCGTTACTTTGGGTTACCTTTTGATTGACCGATAAAATTGGAATTGTAAAAAACAACTTGCCTTGAAATGTCTTAAAAGCGTATGTATTGACGTCTTCGTTGATTCGACCAATAAACTTAAATGGACGTTCGGTGCTGCAGATAAATGTGTTCATCACCTTTCGTGTCGGTTTTATCTTTTGAGCTATTGCCGCTGCACCGCCTCCGATAAAGTCTCCATCTTGTGCCATTGCGATAGCAAGTGCTGGTATCGAATCAAAATAATCAACCAACAAGTCAAGAATCGTATCTAGGTCTTTAATTCGCCATCGACCATATTGATGTTTTTCATTGAACTTGTAACAAAATTCTTTGTAGTCGTCGTCAAGTTGAAAGAAGTATTTGATGCCTAGGTTCTTTGCTATGTCGAAACAAGCATTCCTAGCATATACGACGCCTCGCCGTTCTTTGAAGTTGTCTCCTTCATCGAAGGTTTGCGCCACTTCTTTTTTTAAAAACACAATAACTTGGTCAGGATATCGACGCCTGTATTCATCCAGTGTCGAATCCTCATCATCACAAATCAAATATATCTTGCCTGTATATCCACACTTCCTAAGTGTGTTGACGGTGTCAACACGGTCGGGACGTCCGTGCGTGAGGATAAAGGCCGCAAAGTCGTTATTCCTCATCGTCATCGGCTGTATCCTTTTTATACTGCTCCATGATGTTTTTGGTCAGCAGTATGTAGCCGTTTTCGATGGCCTTATCGAAGTCAATGATGACAAGCGCAGAGTCTTCCATCAATGACTGCATTTCAGAACTTGCGTGAGCGTAGTAGTCTGCGACTTTTCGGAAGTCGAAGACGGTGTGACGTTCTGCGGCAAAGAGTAAGAACTTCTTTTCGTCATCCGATAGCCCGGATGACTTGATGTCTTTGATGAGTTTGTTCGTTTTCTCTCTGTCACACAAAGAGTCAAGGATTGGTTTGTCGCCTGTCGGTTCGTACTTCGGGGCTTCTATCTTCCGCGTGTAAGGTTCCTCACGTTGAAGGTTGATGTCCTTCAGGGAAAGGGCCTTAATTTCAGAATCACTGAACCCAACAGAGTCAGTCTCAATTCCTAACTCGCCGAGTTCCTTCAACTCAAGGGACAACAGCTTCTCATCCCATCCTGCGTTCAGGGCAATCTTGTTATCCGCGATGACGTAGGCTCGTTTTTGCGCTTCCGTCAGCCCGACTAGCCGAATGCACGGAACTTCCGTCAGGTTTAATTTTCGCGCAGCCAGAAGTCGCCCATGACCCGCGATGATGCCGTTGTGTTCGTCGATTAAGATTGGATTCGTAAACCCAAACTCCCGAATGCTGCCCGCTATCTGGGCGACTTGTGAATCGGGGTGCGTTCGACTGTTACGTGCGAACGGAATTAAATCGGTGACGGCTAGCGTTTCGACTTGTAACATGGCCAACTTATGGTCGCTACCTGTGAAGTGAAATCCGCTCAACAATTCCTGTGCCTAGGAAAATATCGGGGTCCGAATTACCCGTACCTGCCTATTGGTCAGGAGGACCCGCGTTGCTTCCACGCAACATCCCCCCCCTACCGCTTCGTCCTATCCGCGACCCTAAACCCTTCCTCAAACTTGGCGCGTAGGTTCTGGACGATGCTGCGGTCAATGGTTTCGTAGAACCGGAATCGCTTGCTGTACTTCGGTGCGGT